CAGTCAAGCCGACCAGCAGCGCAATCAGCGCGACGAACCCAGAGTTCCAGATCACTGGCGGCTACCTTGAATCGCTTGATGTAGTCAACGCCACCCTGGGCGAACTGTCCGAGATTGAAATCACCATCACAGGCGGAACACTCGTCGAAGATATCGTGCCGTGAAGTTCAACATCAAAGTGGCGTACCGCACCCCGGCTGGTGCGGTGGTTGAAGAAACAGTGGTGACAACGCTTGCGGATACCGCGCATTGGGAACGCAAGAAAAAGAAAACCGTACGCGACATGATGAACGGCATCGGCATCGATGACCTGGCATTCATGGCCTGGCACCGTCTCGTGGCGATGGCCAAAGAGAATCGTGACTATGACACTTGGCTTGAGTGCGTCACCGATTTGGATGTGATTGAGGAACAATCGACAAACCCTACGGAAGCGGCAGCCTCCGCAGGCAGTTAGCAGAGTTGCTGTTGGCTACAGGCTGGTGGCCACCGGATATCAGATTCGATTACGAGGATTTGGCTACCGTGTTACTTCTAGCAAAGAAAGCGAACAAACGTGGCCGTTGATACTTCTGTAACCATTGTCGGTATCAAAGACACGCTGCGCGAATTGCAGAAACTTGAACCTGACACGGCCAAAGAAATCAAAGCCGACTTCAAGAAAATCGTGAAACCGATTATTGATGCCGCCAAGCCGCAGGTCAAAGAAATGCCGCTGAGCGGATTTGCTCGCAACTGGAAAAACGGCCGCATATTTCCCTGGGCGCAAAATGCTGTAGCCAAGTCAATCGTGGCACGTTTCAGCAACCGTAGACGCGGCAACAGCCTTGCAGTGTTCAGCGTGACCATGAAAAGTCCGGCTGGCACGATCTTTGACATGTCAGGTCGAGGTTCACGCAATCGCCTAGCCAATTCGCTCGATGCGTTGTATGGCAAGCCATCGCGCTTGATGTGGCCGACCTATGAGGAACGAGCGGATGAGGTGAACAAGAATCTGCAGCAGTTGGTTGACAAAATCACTCGTGAAGCGAATCGTAGACTGTTGCGCTAATGGCTGTAACAATTCCAATTATCTCCGAGTTTGATGGCAAGGGCATCAAGTCTGCTGTTGCTGAGTTCAAGCAACTTGAAGGCGCTGGTGCTAAAGCCAAGTTTGCCTTGCAGAAGGCTGCTGTACCTGCAGCCGCAGCGCTGGCCGGATTAGGTGCCGCAGCCACGCTGGCAACCAAAGCCGCAATGGAGGACTTGAAAGCCCAGGAACTGCTTGCTCAGGCGCTACGCAACACGGCTGATGCCACCGATGAGCAGATTGCCGCTAATGAGCAGTTCATTGCCGCCACAGAGCGCGCTGCAGCCGTATCTGACGAGATGTTGCGACCAGCCCTGGGCAACCTGGTACGCGCCACCGGGGATGTTGAGGAAGCCCAAAACCTGCTGGCAGTGGCGCTCGATATCAGTGCCGCAACTGGTAGCGATTTAGAAAGCGTCAGCATCGCACTGTCAAAAGCCGCCAATGGTCAGGTCACAGCCCTGCAACGTCTCGGCATCCCACTTGATGCAAATGCGGTCAAAGCCAAAGACTTCAACAAGATTCTCGGCCAGTTGTCTGACACGTTCGGCGGTGCCGCATCGGCATCAGCCAACTCGTATGAAGGCCAGATGCGTCGAGTGGCTATTGCTGTTGACAACACCAAAGAGAACATCGGCATGGCGCTCATCCCGGTGGTCGAGCGTCTGCTACCAGTACTTGACAAGGCAGCACAATTCGTACAAAACAACACAGGCGTATTAGTGACATTCGGTGCCGTAATTGCCACCGTGTCGGCCGCAGTGCTGGCAATCAACCTGGCAATGAAGGTCTACACAGCCAGCCTGATTGCAGTTAGGGCAGCACAGTGGGCATTCAACGCGGCAGTAGCAGCCAACCCGATCGGTGCAGCCATCGTGCTAACAGCAGCATTTGCAGCCGGGCTCGTCTACCTTGAAGCCAAGACGCAGGCCGTTAGTAATAGTTTTGCCCGGTGGGGCGCTGTACTTACCCAGGTATTGGGGCCTTTGTACGCAGTCGTTGCCCTAATCGGCAAGATATTCAACATTGGTGATATCAAACTGCCAAGCCTTGACAGTCTCGTACCAAAGTTCAATGTCCCTGACACCACACCAGGATTCGTAGCACCCAGATTGCCCGGCCCTGACAGTGGGCCTGATTTGTTAGAGCGTAGGTTGCTGCGACCTGAAACACCTGGCACGTTGCCTGTGGTGCCTATCGTGCCGATTGGCGGCGGCGGCGGCGGTGGTGGTAGTCGAGTAGGCGGTGGCGGTGGCGGCGTAGGCGGCGGCCAAGACCTAGTGACAATCATGGGCGGCGGCGGAGGCGGCCTGGGCGCAGTCCTGGGCACCGAGGCAGTGCTTGATGGCTTGACAGGTGGCGGCGATGTAATCAGCGTCACCGTGAACACCGTGACAGCACCATCCGACCTGGGTGACACCATCGTGGATGCCCTGATTGAGTACAACCGTCGCAGCGGCCCACTGCAACTGGAAATCGCCTGATGGCCACGTCTGTAGTTCAATCCGGCGACTACCTGCTTGAACTTGATACCGGCTGGAATTGGAATGGTTTTAGGTTGGCGGATTATGCAACGCAGGTGACACGCACGAACCTTGTCACTAATCCATCGTTTGAGACCAATACGACAACTTGGGCCGGTGCAGCACTAACTTTGGCAAGGATTACAACGGATAGTTACGTTGGTTCAGCGTGTTTGCAATTGACATCTGCCAGTGCATCAGATACAACGGCGAGAACCGCCTACGATCCGAACTCATCAGCGGCCGCTGGATTGAGTTACACGGCAAGCGCGTATCTAAAAAATACGGCAGGCAATAACAGAGAACATCGTATTTTGATGCGTTTTTTCAACAGCGGCGGTTCATTATTGAGTGCGCCGTCTACTACGCAAACAATAAACGTTGGTAGCGGTTGGACTCGTATTTCAGTCACGGCAACAGCACCAGCCAACACGGCAAGCGTAGACGTGGACATTCGCATTCAAATAACGAATCCTTCACTGTCTAATGTCACGCTGGTTGACGCTGTGATGGTTGAGCAGTCCTCAACGCTCAACCCTTACTTTGATGGCACCTATTACGACGAGCCATACACCGGCTACGCATACATCAGCAACGCATGGACAGGCACAGCCAACGCCTCAACCAGCACCAGCACATGGGGCCTAGAAACCAGCAACTTGTGGCCCGGCAGCACCCTCGACAACACCACATACATTCTTGATGGATCAGAACAATACGCAGATATCACACCATTCGTCACCGACATTCGATACAAACGCGGCCGCCAACGCACCGACTATCAATTCGGTGCAGGCACCATGTCATTCAACATGCTTGACGAAACAGGCATATTGGGCCCTTATGACGTGAACAGTCCGTACTACAACCCAGGCAACGAACCCGGACTAGCCCCATTACGCAAAGTACGCCTATCGCGTAATGGCACCTATCTGTTCACAGGCATTGTCACCGGGTACGACTACAACTTCGTGCTGGGCGATTTAGACAGCGTGACAGTCATATGCGCCGATGATTTCTACCGCTTGGCTCAAACGCAGCTTGATACCTACAACACGACAGCAGAATTATCTGGCAGCCGCGTCACAAATGTTCTAGACCTGCCAGAAGTCGATTACCCAGCAGGCACACGCAGCATCGCCACAGGCACAGTTGAATTAGGCGGCACAGGCCAATACAACGTTGACGCAGGTACCAACACCCTTGGTTATTTGCAGCAGATCAACGAGGCTGAGCAGGGCCGCTTGTTTATGGCCGCTGATGGCACACTGACGTTCCAGAACCGTATTGGCACCACGCTCAGCGCACCAGTAGTCAGTTTCAAGGATGATGGCACAGGTGCCGCATACACCGACGTAACCATTCAGTTTGATGCTGATCGCGTAATCAATCGCGCTTACGTAGGGGCGCTTGATGGCAAGACCGCTACTGATACCGATGCGGCCAGCATCGCCAAATACTTCACGCAATCCAAATCAATCACAAACAGCCTGCTGCATATTCAGGGCGAAGTAGATGCCCTGGCTGCGTACCTGCTTGAGCCTGAGCCTGAGCCGCAGTACACCAGCCTTACTACGACATTCAGCCGTTTGACCAGCACCGAGCGTGATGACGTAGCCAGCGTCGATATCGGTGACACGATCAGCATCGAGAAACAGATACCAGGGCTCAATACCCAGATTGCTGAGGAGTTGGCGGTCGAGGGTATTGAAGGCCGTATCACCGTGTCAGGCGGCCATCAGATCACATTCTTTACGAGCCCTACCACGATTGTTTATGAGTTGATACTTGATGACCCGGTGTTCGGGCTAATTGATGACACAAACGTATTAGGCTGAGGTATCTATGGGCGCTAACGCACAGACATCTGTTCCAACATTTACGGCCGGTCAGGTATTGACCGCAGCGCAAATGAATGAATCAGCCAGGACTGGTGTGCCAGTATTTGCTGACTCGACCGCGCGTGATGCTGGTTTCGGTGGCACAGGCGAAAAGCCCCTTGCTGAAGGCCAGTTGGCGTACCTTGAAGATTCCAATATTGTGCAGTATTACGACGGCAGTTCGTGGGCGACTGTCGGCCCGGCAGCCGCAGGCGCGCTGACACTTATCAGCACGACGACGATCGGTTCGGCGGTTAGCACGGTTACGGTGACTAATGCGTTCAGCGCAACGTATGACAATTACCGCATCATCATTTCAGGCGGCGCGGCTAGTACGAGTCTTGTTTTGCGAATGAGTCTCGGCGCGTCTACCGCGTCGTATTATTCCGGCTACGTCGGGCGGTCATGGGCCGCCAACACAGTGGCTGGGAATGTTACCAATGGCGCGTATTGGGAAGTGGCTTACGGTCAAACTACGTCTCTTGCTGGTGTTATTGACGTGGGCAACCCGTTTCTTGCGAAAGAATCTTTTTTTACGTCGCAATACGTCGGGATGACTACGGCGGCCGCTGGCGAAACGCGATCGGCTGGCGGTTTTCATAACGTCGCAACTTCTTACACAGATTTCACTATTGCCACATCCACGGGAACTATTACGGGCGGAACTATCAAGGTTTACGGATACTCGAACAGTTAGGGCTAACACATGATTTACAAGGTTCAGATTGACGACACGGTGCGAGACGCAACCGCAGACGAGGCCGCCGCTATCAAAGCCGCAAACGAGGCGGCCGCAGCGCAAGCCGCCGCAGATGCCGAGAAAGCAGCAGCACGCGCCAGCGCACTTGCCAAACTTGCCGCGCTCGGCCTCACCGACGATGAGATTGCGGCACTGGTGGGCTGATGAAGTGGCAGCACGTCTTAGAGGATTGGTGCAAAGCATTCGTCGCTGGAAGCGTCGCCGTACTTATCACAAGCGAATACGATCTAACAAACGCGCTAAAAGCCGGGCTCGCAGCCGTACTGCCACTGATTTACGCATGGGCCAACACGAAAGACCATAGGTACGGCCGCAAGTGAAATACCCAGTCAAACCAGTACGGCTACCAGCCGACCTGGTAAACATTCAGCCTGGGCGATTACCTGACTACCTGCTCAAACCTGTACGCCCATACGGCCGCTTGCACTGGCTTGCAGCTCAGGCATACCACGCCATGCGAACCGCAGCACGACAAGATGGCATTCGAGGCATCAAACCAACCTCGTACTGGGATACGTACCGCACACTCGAAATACAGGAACGCGGATTCCTAGCGCGATACACCAAAGCACCGATTGCCAACACCAAATCGGTACGCATGTACAAAGGCGAAAAGTATTACCTGAAGCCAGGGCTCGCAATCATGGCAGTGCCTGGCACCGGGTTTCATCCACTCGGCCTAGCGGTCGATATCTCGGAAGCAAGTGGCAAACGTCTCGAATGGCTACTCGCTAACGCTGACTGGTTCGGGTTCTCATGGGAACTGCAAAGCGAGCCTTGGCACCTGCGTTACTATGTAGGCGACAAAGTACCGCTAAAAGTGCAGCAGTGGGTGGACCTGCATGCCAACAGAAATCTGGGTAGCGCTGATTAGCGCAATAGCCATCATCACAGCAGCCGGACTACCAACCTGGATGATCGAGCGCGCACGTCGAGAAAACCACACAGACCACGCAAAGGTCACTAAGGTGCTTCGTAGAGTAGAAAGCAAGATTGACCAACACCTGGAGGATCACCGAAATGGCTTTACGCGACGAAATAAAAAAGAAATCAAACCTGCAAGCCGACCTGGAAACATGGCTGGCGAAACAGAAAAACAAGGCTGAGTGGTACGAAATCTTTGACGATTTGGAGTACAGCAACCATGCCATTGCTCAACTGCTCAAGAAATACGGTTTCAAGAATGCCAACCACAATGTCGTTTTTCGCATAAGGACTAAACGTGGCGCTCGCGGATGAAGCACAAGAAATCGTTACAGCCCAAGAGCTGCGCGAAGCACTAAAGCGATCACAGCAGGCCTATGCGAAACTCAAGCATCGAACTGACGAATTGGTGCAGGCGGTGTACACGGCCGCAAAGGATGCAGCCCTAGCCACACCCCCGGTCAAAGTGCCACCAGCCAGGTCATTCCCTAACAGCAAGAAAGCCGAAGTGGCGTTGCTGCACTGCACCGATTGGCAGTTGGGCAAAAAGACCGTCAGTTACGACAAAGAGACGTGCCGCAGACGCATTGAGCGTTTCGTGGACAAAGCCATTGGTATCACCGAGATTCAACGCAAGCACCACCCGGTCAATGAAGCAGTGCTGCTGCTCGGTGGCGACATGGTTGAGGGCATCGGCATATTCCCCGGTCAGGCCTACGAAGTGGACAGCCTGCTTTACGAGCAGCTGTTCGAGGTATCACAGATCATCACCAGTGTGGTGCTGCGGCTCAAGCACAATTTCAAGACTGTGCGCGTGGTATGCGAGTACGGCAATCACGGCCGCATCGGCCGTCGGGGCGATTTGGCAGCATCGGACAACATCGACCGCATCGCCTACCAGATTGCGCGCAACCAGATTGGGTATGCCACGAAAGAATGGCAGGAATCAGACAACTGGTACCAGATATTCACGATTGGCAACTATCGCGGCCTGTTGGTGCATGGCGACGAAATCAAGTCATTCGGTGGCAACACGCCAGCATTCGGCATTCTTCGCAAGGTCAATGCCTGGGCATCAGGAGTGATTGAGCCGTTCACCGACTGTTACATGGGCCACTGGCACACCCCAATGAGCTTGACCATGAGCAACGCCGGGCGCATATTCGTGACAGGCTCGCCAGAGTCACACAACGAATACGCCAGGGAGTTCGTCGCAGCCACAGGCACCCCCAGCCAGCGTCTGCACTTCATCGACCCAGTACGTGGCAGGGTTGCGGCAGAGTACGTCATATGGCTGGACTAACCAACGCCCCCCTCGTGCGCGTCACCTGGCATGACGCATACGTACACAGCAACGATGGCTGGAAAGCCCTGTCCGAGATTCATGACGAGCCGCAGGTGGTGTACAGCGTCGGCCACTGGCATCGAGTACCTAACGCCAAGCACATGATCTTGGTGCAGACCTGCGCCGATGATGGGGATGTGGACAATGTGCTGGTAATTCCCATGAAAATGGTGCGAAAGATTGAAAGGTTACAAATCCCCCACAAGCGCCGAAAGAAGCGCTAAGGTGAAATCAGCCGTTGGAGGCGGCCACAAATGACCACACCAAACATCATCACCTACGAGGTGCTGACGGGATACAGCCACGACACCGGGCAGGAGTTCCACCTGGTAGTTTTCAGAGGCGAGTACGGCCGCTTGAAGCGTTGCCAACTACGACTCCGAAACACGCCAGCAGAAGGGTGGAGTGAGCCATTAGAAATGAGACACCTGCCGTGGGAAGATGGCGGCCCAATTCATCCGAGCGTCGCATGAATCCCCTGTCGATCATCGCAGTGGCGG